ATATCGCTCTACCTATGCTCAAGCAGCTTAGAGATACAAAGCACGGCAGTCCCTTTGTAAGCAAGGAAGACTTACCAGAACATCTTCGTTTTTCTGAAAAAGAAGATGCAGTTTTCAATCATGGTTGCTATGATAAGAGTTTGAATGCCACTGAAGAAGAACGTGTTGCAGTAGACGAAAAGTTCCAGTCGCAGTGGCTTTGGGTTCTTGATCAGATGATCTGGAGCTTTGAGCAGGAACTTGATGAAGACGATGGTGATAAGAACTTCTATGATCCTTATGCTCCTGATGAAGTCATTGAACCTCGTACTTACAGTGTTTTGAAAGCTGACGGCACTGTGGTTGAAAAAGAAGTAGATTTTTGGTCAGAAAAGCGCGAACGTGAGCGTGGTAAGTTCAACAAAGAAAAGTATGATGCATATCACAAGCGCAAGCAAAATGGATTTACTCTTTTCGGTAAGTACTATCAATCATTGTGGGACTGAGTGAAATGTTTGGTTGGCAATATAACGAAAAGTTGGTCAAGGATTATTACTACAGTCACGCGAAGGACTTTGGTCGTTTATATTGCGAACTGATGCTTGACTCACCTACGATTTACGCAGAATTTATGAAAGGGTTTCACGATGAGCTCGAACGAAGAACTAGATCAAATGATAAGACACCTACAGACAAGACTGGTGTATCTGGAGGGTAGGGTTGCCAAACTAGAGTCTGGTCATAATCCAGCGCCCGTACCACAACCAAGTTTTCCCTATCCTAGAAATAGTTGTCGCAAGTGCGGAATAATGCTTGATAGAGCTATGGGATATGTTTGTGGTGACATATATTGTCCAATATTTCCTAAAGTAACTTGAAGAACAAGAAATACAACTACTGCTGGAGGCTAAATGAGAACAAGAGCCGAACGTCGTCATCACCATGAACGCATGAAGCAAAAGGTTTCTAAGTTTCATTGGATTAAGAGATGGTTTTGGGGCGAAGAATCTCGCGAACAACATATAAGAAGAATGGCAGAAACTCGTACACCTTGTTCCTGTCATATGTGTGGCAATCCTCGCCACCATCAAAAGGATAAATTGACAATGCAAGAGAAGCGTATTAATGAATATGAAATCGAATAAATACCCTGAAAAAGGGTTCGATATGTCTTCATATAAAGTTATTCCAGAACATATTATGGAAGCTTCTGCCGAAACTGCGATAGAAATGGGTGAGTCTGATAACAGTTTTTCAAGAATGTTATTGGCGGCATCTGAATACAAGAAGGCAGAAATGACTCCTATGTTCATACTTGATGTTAGAAATATGGACGTATACTGTGTAGCAAAAGAGACATTCGGAAAAAAACTACACTAACCACTTTAAAGTAATACCTCACGTGCCTATATAATACGTGGTCGCCGAAAAGGGACCATTAATTCAATCTCGCTTACATAAGGAGAAAACTATGACTAATGATGTATTTTCATTTAACGGATTCCCAGGTAACAACTTCAGCAGAATGTTTATTGGAGCAGACAAGATGCTCCAAACACTTGGCAAGGTTCATGAAGAAACCCTAAAGGGAATTCCAGGATACCCCCCATATAATATTGCAAAGGTTGATGAAAACAAGTATGTTATCGAAATGGCTGTTGCTGGTTTCGGTAAGCAGAACATTGACATTGAAATTGCAAACAACACTCTTGTTGTTAAAGGTGGATTGACGCTAGATCAATTGGATCCAGGCACTCCAATGCAATATCTTTACAAGGGAATTGCTGATCGTGCGTTTACTCGTAAGTTTACTTTGGCTGATACAGTTGAAGTAAAGAATGCTGAACTTATTAATGGTATGTTAAAGCTATGGTTGGAAAATATTATTCCTGAAGAAAAAAAGCCCAAGAAGATTGATATTGTAGACAAAACAAAACAAAACACAAAGGAATAAAAATGTTTACAGCTTTTAGCCTATTATCAGATGCAATATTTGGAAATAAAAGATCTAGAGAACAAAGTCGCGCGATTCGCGATCTTAAGTCTTTGACTGACAAAGATTTAGCAGATATTGGTATCAGTAGATATGACATTGAACGTGTAGTGATGGAAGGTAAAAGATAATTCCATATACTTTGGTCGATAAAGGTTTAAAGAGGGGGAGCAATCCCCCTTTACTTTTATGTTTGTTTAGTGTATAATATAACTTTGGTTTGGAGGTACGAGTTGGATTTTTACACAAGTGTTTTCCAACGTGGCGATAAAATTTATGTTCGTGGGTTTAAGAATGGTAAACGTTCTAAGTTCATTGAAAATTACCATCCTTATATGTTTATTCAAAAACAAGGTGGTAAGTATCGCACGTTAGATAATAAACCCGTCGAAAAGATGCAGTTTGATAGCATTTCAGATGCTAAAGATTTTATTGGAAGATATGAAGATGTATCCAACATGGAAATCTATGGTCTGAATGCATTTACATACGTATATATTTTTGATGCATTTAAAGGAGAAATAAACTACGATCCAAAAACTATTCGTATCGGTAACATAGACATCGAGGTCGCTGCCGACGAAGGATTCCCTGACATCCAAAAAGCCGACAAAGAAATTACTGCAATTGCATTACGTTTCCAAGGAACGAACTATGTGTTTGGTTGCGGACATTTCATCAGCAATGATCCTAATACAAGTTATCTAAGATGTAAGAATGAATATGACTTGCTTGCTAAGTTTTTGCTTGCTTGGCAGCATTTGGACATGGACATTGTAACAGGTTGGAACGTCGAGTTTTTCGACATGCCATACTTGGTAAACAGAATTAAAAGTTTGCTTGGTATGTCCGAAGCAAAGAAACTGTCGCCATGGGGAATCTTAAATGAACGTATGGTTGAGTTCAAAGGTAAAGAAAACCAAAGCTATGAGCCTGTTGGCATCACAGTTCTAGACTACTATCAACTTTACCGTAAGTTCACTTTTGGTAATCAAGAGTCGTATAAGCTTGACTATATTTCACAAATTGAACTTGGTGAGAAAAAAGTTGACTACTCAGAGTATGGTAATCTGTTAGAGTTGTATAAGAAAGATTATCAAAAGTTTATTGAGTATAACATTCAAGACGTTGTGCTGGTCGAGAAACTCGATGACAAGCTGAAGTTTCTAGAACAGGTGATGGCGCTTGCCTATGACGCCAAGGTAAACTACTCGGACACAATGACAACTGTTCGCTCATGGGATGTGATCATTCACAACTATCTTCTTGAACAGAATATCGTTATTCCGCAGTTCAAGAAGCAGCCTGATAATGAAGCATTGGTCGGTGGTCACGTTAAAGAACCAAAGATTGGTTTGAGCAAGTGGGTTGTTTCGTTTGACTTGAACTCGCTTTACCCTCACCTGATTATGCAGTACAACATCAGCCCAGAAACTTTTGTTGGCAAGGTTGGTTTCCCGAGCATTGATTATTTACTTGAAGGTGATTGGGAATATCGAGATGGCATGGTGGCTTATGCTGCTAATGGATGCACATATAAGAAAGATAAGCAAGGATTCCTACCTGCTTTGATGGAGAAAATGTACAACAGCCGAGCAGAGTATAAGAAGCTCATGTTGGAAGCAAAGAAACGTTATGAAGAAACTAAATCAAACGAAGATGCTAAGTTGGTTGCTCGTTACCATAACATGCAGCTGGCCAAAAAGATTCAGCTAAACTCCGCTTATGGCGCTTTGGGTAATCAGTATTTCCGTTGGTTCAATCATAACCATGCTGAAGCTATCACTATGTCTGGTCAGCTTTCTATTCGTTGGATCGAGAAAAAGATGAATCAGTTCATGAACAAAACATTCTCAACTAAGGATGTTGATTATGTGATAGCTTCTGATACAGATTCTATTTACATCACAATGGAAAAGGTTCAGGAAGTTATGAACATTGATGATGACCATGTTATCATCGGCGCGATTGATGCGTTCTGCGAACAGAAAATCCAGCCTTACATGGATAAGTGTTATCAGGAACTGGCTGATATAATGAATGCATATCAGCAGAAAATGAAGATGAAGCGTGAGACTATTGCCAACAAGGGTATCTGGCGCGGTAAGAAAATGTACATTCTCAATGCTTGGAACGTTGAAGGTGTGCAGTATGATAAACCCAAGCTGAAGTTGTCTGGTATTGAAGCTGTTCGTTCTTCAACTCCACATGCTTGTCGCGAGAACATTAAGAAAGCATTCGGTATTATCATGAACGGCGATCAAAATGAATTGATTCAGTTTATTGAAGAGTTCAAAGCTAAGTTCATGACTCTGCCTTTCGAGGATGTTGCTTTTCCGAGAGGCGTTAAAGGTCTTGACGCTGATCCGAAAGGATATGCTGATGCTGCTACAATTTATGTAAAAGGAACTCCTATTCATGTGAAGGGTGCATTGCTGTTCAATCACTTACTAAAGGAAAAGAACATTAACCATATTCCTCCTATTCAGAATGGTGATAAGATTAGGTTTGCTTATCTTAAATTTCCCAATCCTATCAATGACACTGTCATCGCAACACCTGATGAAATGCCCGATGAATTGGGATTAGATAAGTATATTGATCGTGAGCTACAGTTCAACAAGTCGTTCCTTGAGCCTGTCAAATCAATTACAAGTGTAATCGGATGGAATGCAGAACATATATCAACATTAGAGGATTTTTTCTCATGAAACTAAATGAAGATGACGATTTCGGTTTTTCTTTTACCGACTCAACAGAGTTACAAGCAAAGGTAACTACCACAGAAGATAAGTTGCAGGGATTGCGTAAGATGATTATGCCGCTCCTAAACAACTTAATGAAGAATCCTGAAAAAGATACTATACTATGGCCAGACCGCGAAAAGAAAATTAAAGCGTTCATAAAGAAGATGGACGATTATATTAACACTTGACTTTATACTAATATACCGCTATACTAACCATACAACCATACGGAGATATACATGTCATTAAGAGATAAGCTACTCAAAAACAGCACAATTGATTTAACAGATACACTTGCAGACAGCAAGATTTTCACGAAGAAGGACATGGTGCCTACTTCTGTTCCAATGATTAACGTTGCCTTGTCCGGATCGATTGATGGAGGCATCACTCCCGGACTTACAATGCTTGCTGGTCCTTCGAAGCACTTCAAGACTGGTTTTGCTTTGCTTCTTGCTTCTGCTTTTTTGAAGAAGTATCCTGACGGTATCGTTCTGTTCTATGACTCAGAGTTTGGTACTCCACAAGATTACTTCAAGACTTTTAAGATTCCATTTGACTCAGTAATTCACACTCCGATCACAGACATTGAAGAACTCAAGTTTGACATCATGGCTCAGATGAAAGAGCTAGGTCGCGATGATCGTGTTATGATTGTTATTGACTCAATTGGTAATCTTGCTTCCAAGAAAGAAGTTGAAGATGCACTTGACGGTAAGTCTGTTGCCGATATGTCTAGAGCAAAGCAGCTCAAGTCATTGTTCCGTATGATCACTCCTCACCTGTCTCTCAAGGACATTCCTATGGTCGTGATCAACCACACCTATAAGGAAATCGGTTTGTATCCCAAGGATATCGTTGGTGGTGGTACTGGTTCTTACTATGGTTCTGATAATATCTGGATTCTTGGTCGTCAGCAGGACAAGGACGCTGATGGTATCAATGGCTACCATTTCGTCATCAATATAGAAAAGAGCAGATATGTTAAAGAAAAGTCTAAGATTCCAATTACCGTTTCATTTGAAGGTGGCATTAATCGCTGGTCTGGTTTGTTGGATGTTGCTCTGGATGGTGGATATATTGTTAAGCCTAAGAATGGTTGGTATGCTTTAGTCGACAGAGAAACTGGTGAGATTAAGGCACCGAACATGCGTGCTTCAGAAATTGTTGATAGTAAAGAGTTTTGGATTAACATGTTTAACACAACCGACTTTGCCAAGTATATTGAAAATCGTTACAAGATTGCTACTGGCTCTATCATGGGGGATGACGATGAAACAGAAGATTGAAATTTCTAACTACTATAGTGATGATGGTGCCAAGAAGGCAACTGTTTTTATGCAGGACAGAGGTTATGGTGTTGACTTTTTTGTAAATGAAGAGTATGATCACAGCTGTTTATTTACTAGCAAATCTCTTCAATACGTAGAAGACGCTGCTGAAAATTTTGTTCTTGGAATTAATAAAAATTATAGACTATTCAAAGAGGTTTAAATGGCGATTGAACAGGTTATCTTCAGCAATCTCGTTACAAACGAGGAATATGGCAGAAAGGTAATCCCATTCCTCAAGGAAGAATATTTCCCTGAATATGAAAACAAAGTTATCTTTAACCTAATTGAAGAGTATGTAAAGAAGTACAATTCGTTTCCTTCTAAAGAAGCACTTGCGATCGATCTCACTGACAAAAGTGGTGTCAGTGAAGAAACTTTC